ATGGCCCAGCAACGCAAGCGGAACCCCAACGGCGCCGGCACCATCACCAAGCGCAAAGACGGCCGTTTCCAGTGCGCGGTGTACGTCCTCCAGCCGGACGGCACCCGTGCCCGCAAGTTCGCCTACGGCAAGACCTGGGCCGAGTGCGACGCCAAGCGCCGGGAACTGCTCGACAAGGTCGACCAGGGCGTGCCCGTGCCGACCCGGTCGGCCAAGCTCGCCGAGTGGCTGCCGTACTGGTTGGAAAGCGTCATCAAGCCCCGGCGGAAGCTCAGCACGTACGACAAGTACGAAGCGCACGTCCGGCTCTACCTGCTGCCGCTCCTCGGCGCGAAGCGGCTCGAATCGCTGGGCGTCGCCGACGTGCGCCGCTTCCTCGTCCGCCTGGAGGAGAAGACCACGGCGGCGACGGCCAAGGAGGCACACCGTGTGCTGCGTTCGGCGCTGTCCTCGGCGTGCCGCGAGGAACTGATCACGCGGAACGTCGCCAAGCTCGTCGAACCTCCTCGCACAGACAACCACGAGCTGAAGCCCTGGACTCTGGACGAGACGCTCGACTTCCTGGCGGCCTCCCGTAAGGACCCGCTGTACGCGGCCTTCGTGCTCGCCATCGCCATGGGGCTCCGCCGGGGAGAGATCGTGGGCCTGCGCTGGTCGGACGTCGACCTCGACGGCCGCGTGCTGTACGTCCGCCAGCAGGTGCAGCGGCGCCGTGGCGTGCTGTACGACGACGATCCCAAGAGCCGCCGTCGCCGTGCCGTCCCGCTGCCCGCGCTCTGCATCGCGCCCTTGCGCTGGCACCGGATGCGGCAGGTAGTGCCTCGGGCGAAAGCGGGGGAGACCTGGCGCGAGTCGGACTACGTCTTCACCACTCGTACCGGACGCCCGGTCGAGCCGCGGAACCTCTACCGGTCCTTCACCCGCGTCGCCCGGTCCGCCGGACTCCGGGTGATCCGGCTGCACGACGCCCGGCACGGCACGGCCACGCTCCTCACGGCGGCCGGGGTCGCGCCCCGCGTGGTGATGGAGATCCTGGGGCACTCCCAGATCAGCATCACCATGAACGTGTACACGCACGTCGTGCAGGACACGCAGCGCGAGGCCATGAGCCACATGGACCGGCTGCTCAGGAAGAGGCGCCCTGGTCGTCAGTGACCGACGCCGTTGATGTCAGAAGTGGATGTCAAAGGCCCCGGACCATGATCGGTCCGGGGCCTTTTGGCTGGTGCCCCCGGCAGGATTCGAACCTGCGACACCCGCTTTAGGAGAAAGCGTGCACCGCCCGTGAGCGTCAGTGAGATTGAGTGAGTCTCAGTGAGGCTCGCATAGCTGGGGCTTGAGCTGCGCGAATGTGTCTCAGTGAGGCTCAGTGAGGCTCAGTGAGGGGGTGTTGTGGCATCCATGTGGCATCCGGCCTCACACCGCCTTGAGAATTCGAACGGCGGCCTTCAGCTCGGGCGCCATGACGGCGAGCACCTGAGCCGCCACATCCTCGGCCGAGTGTTGATACAGCCACGTCACCTTGCTGCCGCGGTCGTGCCCCATGACCGTCTGCACGTCCTTCTCCGGGACACCCAGATCCTTCAGCCTGGTGGCGAACACGTGCCGCAGATCGTGCACCCGCGGCCACCACTCCAGCCGCCCCGTCTCCGCGTTCTTCACCTTCCGAGCCAGGCCGGCAGCCTGAATCGCTGGCAGCCACGATCGCCGGAAGTTGTGCCGGGTAAGGGCACCACCGAGCGGCCCGCGGAACACCAGCTCGTCCGCGTGCAGGTCTCGGCCGTCTCCGATCGGCGAGACGGTGTCGACCGGACGGAACCGGGCCGCCATCGCCTCGACCGCTTCGACCGCCTGTGGGGTAAGAGGGACGGTGCGGAAGCCGGCCGCGCTCTTGGGCGCCGCCTTCCGGAACAGGGTCCCCCGGTCTTCACTGAGCACTTCCTTCACCTTGAGGTGCTTACCCTCCAGGTCGACGTGCCCCCACCGCAGGCCGGTCGCCTCACCCCACCGAAGACCGGTCTCCTCAAGGAACACCACCAAGGGCCGGTACCACACCGGCATGTACTCGCGGATCTGCGCGCACTGCTCCCGCGTCGGCGGCCGGGTGTCCTCGGCGTCCTTCTTCGGTGGCGCCTCCAACTGCACTTCGGCGGCCGGGTTGAAGGGGATGCGCTTCCCGTCGCGCACGGCGTCCCGGAGCATCTGGTTCAGCAGCTCCAGCACCTTGCGCCGCGTGTGGTAGCCCTTCACCTCGGACGTGAGCCACTTCTGGAGTTCGATGAACTCCAGGTCACACAGCCGCCAGCGTCCCCACCGCGGTTGGATGTGGGCGGTCCACGCGGACAGCTTCCGATTCGTCGTGGTCACGGCGCGCTGCGGCTGCGCCGGCCACCACAGGTCCCACCACTGCGTGAGCGTGATCTCGCCGCGCTTGGGGTCGGCGTACTCGCGCCGCCGGACCCGCGAGCGGACGTCGTCCAGGAACGCCTCTGCGGCCCGCTTGCCGCCTTCGGCGATCGGGAAACACTTCTGCTTCTGCCGCCCGTCGGGGTCCCGGTAGCGGGCCTGCCACGAGCCGGTGCAGTCTCGCCGTCGGTTGCGCTCGCCATACTGCTCGGGCGGGTACTCCTCCATGCACTTCGGGCAGCCGCAGCTTTTCTGCCGTAGCTGCCGCGGGTTGTTCGAGGCCCTACGCCCCATGCTTCACCACCTGGTCACTCCTTCGCTGACGTGGTACGCGGGGAGTCAAATCGACCTCGGCCCCGCACCAGCAGACTGCACCGAGCTGGGGCTGGGGGACTACCAGTTCGTGAAGGATGGCGCGGACGAGCGTGACGGTGTGTGCTGGGTCAAGGTCCCGCGGCACCCTGATCGTGCGGGTCTCGGCGTCAAAGGCCGGCGGCACGTCGGGCGGGTCAAACTCGATGCGGACACACATGTACACCCCCGGAAACGCAGGTACTACGGGACCTGAGCCGATGGGGGAGGACATCGGTCATGCGTCCGACCGTACATCCGGATGGTGGGAAATTCGACCATCGGGCAGCGTGTTGTTCGTGAACTCTCACGCTGAGTGATGAGGTCCGTTTGGCTGAGACTCCTGTTACGCGTCGAGGGTTGCGTTACTGGCCCGTACGGTTCATCTCGCCGAGCGCGCGCATTTCGACTTCCTTCGCGCGCTGCTGCTCGGCAGTGAGCTGTCGCCAGAGCCTCAGGATGCGCTCCTCACCTTCGAGTGAAGGTGGGCCGGGTGCCTCGCGGCCGGCCGCGGCGAAGATCTCGTCTTCGGTGAACTTCGGGAACTCGCGAGCTAGGGCGCGCAGCTTCTCAGGATTCGGGCCGCGCTTACCGCCACGCGTGCGGTTGGCCCAGGCGTTGATGGTGGAGGCGCCTGTGCCGATGCGGCGCGCGATCTCGCTCTCGCTGACGTTGTACTCGTCCTTCAGCCGAGCGAGAAGCTGCGCCAGATCTTCGGTGCGCTCCTGGTCTGTCACGCGCTAAGCATGCTTGGTGATCTTCTACTTTTGCAAGCCAAAGTAGAAGCGTGGCGTGTTCCGTGCGCGGCGCGCGACCTCCCCGTCACGCGCCGTCGCCGGTGTCATATGCCTCCACCGTAGAACAGCTTTTCGATTACTGCCACACTCACCGAAACTCACGCTGCCTCACTTGACCTCACTGACACTGACACAGTAGAAATGTGTCAACGGCGCCGCAGGGTGCCGGGCAGTCACCGATAGGCACGGGGCGCACATGACCGACCTGATCCGCAAGGGCGAAGGCCAGCCACTCAGAGACGCGATGCAGCGCCACGGAGTGACACAGGCTGAACTCGCCGCTCGAACCCGGGCGGTCGACGTCCGCGGGCAAGGCGTGAGCGTGGCCACCGTCGCCAAGGTCACCGGGCGAGGCCGCACCGCAGTCGACAAGTGCCGACTGCGCACAGCCTGGCTCCTCACCTCGGCGATGGCTGAACCCCTCCAGGACCACTTCGACATGCCCTCAGTTTCTACTGACACAGTGGAAAGGTGTAAACCCCATGGCGACTCAGACCCTCGCTGAGCGCTCCAAGACGCTCGCCCCCACCGGGCTCTCCCCGCTCCTCACCACCGCTCAGCTTCAGGCGCTGTACGGCGTCAGCAACTGGACGGTCAACGAGTGGGTGAAGCGCGGGTGCCCGGTGGAGCCGACGGCCTTCCGTGGCCGGCGCTTCAACCCGGACGCGGTCCGGTCGTGGATGGCGTCGGAGGCGCAGGTGGCGGACCGCGAGTCCGCGCCGCCTGCCCCGGAGTTCGTCTCGGTCCGGCGCCAGCGCACCGCCTGACCCCCCCCATGAACGCGCCGAAGGGCCGCCCGCTTGCAGGCCAAGGCGACCCCACGACTCGGCGACCCCATCACACCAGAGCAAAAGGAGAGGTCCCCGTGACCACATCATTGCAGACCAGCAGCAGGGTTCTCCCGCTGCATGAGTCGCCGCAGGCCCGGCCGACGACCGTACCCGGCACGTACCGGGCGGCGGCCCGGCTGCTGGCCAAGCGCGGCCTGTACAAGGGCGACTTCGTTCCGGACGCGTTCGACCGGGAGATGTGCATCCCGCACGCCTTCCGCCCGATGTCGATCGTGGCCGCGCTGAAGTGCGTGGTGTCCGGCGACCCGCACCGCACGTCGCTGCTGGCTGACGAGGCGATCGCCGTACTGGCGCTGCGGCTGGAGGTCGACGGGGAGGGCCCGCTCTTCGGCGGGATCTTCGACCTGGAGGCGCACGTGGACGCGTGGGGGGACGTGGAGTCCCGGACCACGGAGTCGGCGGTGGCGATGCTGGAGGCGGCGGCCGACGCGAACGAGGTGTCGGCATGAGCGCCCCGCTGGTGATCAACCTGGTGGACGGCTCCGTGTGGGAGCGGCGGGCGGTCACGGGGGCCGGGGTGGCGCTGTACGCGCTGGCCGGGTCGTGCCGGTGCCCGGAGTACCTGATGGCGTCCGAGTCGGAGTTGGCGGCGCAGGGGATTGCGGGGTCGGCGGATGTGCTGCCGGTGCCGACGGGCCCGGAGCCGTCACCCGATCCGGTCGCGGCTGGTCGTGCGCTGGACTTGTTGGCGCTGATGGACGATCGCGCGGCGTCGGCGGTGAGTCCGGTGCTGGCTGCGGTGCTGGACGAGGCGGAGCGCCTGCGGACCCGGCTCGCGGGTGAGCTGGCGGCGCCGCTGGCGTGGGCCCGGCTGCTCGACGCGAAGTCGCTGGACAACTTCCTGTGCGCGCTGGGCATGGCCGTGGATACGGACCCGCAGGACGGGGCGCTGTCGCAGGCGGAGGAGATGATCCGTTCGTTCCGCGCGGCGGTCCCGGCCGGGGCCGAGCAGGAGCGGGCGCGGACGCTGCACGACCACATCGTGGTCCGGGACGCCGAGATCGAGCGGCTGCGGGCCCGGGTCGCCGAGCTGGACGCCGCGCAGGGCACCTTCCCGCCGCTGTGGGTCGCCGACTACGACAGTGCGCCGCTCACCCTGCACCTGACCCGGGAGGCCGCCCGCGCCGCCTGTGACGACGTGGCCAAGGTCGACGCGGGCGGTCGTTGCTGGGACTGGCGGACTGAGGAGGACGGCACCGACCGGCAGTTCTGGTCGCACCCCGACGACGACCGGCCGACTGGCTACACGGGTGGCGCTGTCTGGCAGATCGAGGTGGAGCGGCCGGACGCCGGGGCGGACGGGCTGACGCGGCGGTTCGCGCCGACGCAGGCCCTCCGCGACGACGAGCCCGCCGAGAAGGCGAAGCGGCCCGTCGAGTGGTGCACCGGCTGCACCACGGACCACGACCCCAGCGAGTGCGGCTACCGGCCCGAGTCGGGTGGTGCGTCGTGACCTTCCTCATCATCCTCGCCGCGCTGCTGCTGTACGCCCTCGGCGCCTTCGCCGTGATCGAGGGGTGCGACCGATGAGCGTCCGCGACGTGATCGACCGCGCCCTCCGTACCTACTACTCCGAGAGCGCCGAGCCGGGCGCCATCGCCCGCGAGCTGCTCGACTCCCATCAGGCGCAGGCCCTCGACCCGGTCCGGGACTGGCTGGCCAAGTGGGGGCACCAGCTCCCCGACGCGGCCCGCTGGGAGCTGCGACAGGCCGCCGGGCTGCCCCTCGGCGACGACCGGGGGAAGAGCAGCCGCGAGGCCGAAGCCACCCCCGAGCTGACCGAACGGCAGCGCCGTCTCCTCGACGCGATCCGCACCTGGGGCGGCGAGTGGACCACCGCCCGCGTCCGGCACCTCTACGCCCTCACCGACCCGGGTGTGGTCCAGCGCGGCACCGCCCGCCGAGACCTGGAAGCCCTCCACCGGGCCGGTCACCTCGTACTGGTCGACGCCCCCGACAACCGCCACTACCTGCTGCACAGGAAGGACGGCCGCTCATGACCGGCCCCGAGCACTACCGCGAGGCTGAGCGCCTCCTGCGGGACGAGTACCGCACCGCCGTGAGCGTTGCCGAGGCGCAGGTGCACGCCACCCTCGCGCTCGCCGCCGCGACCGCCCTCTACAGCCACGAAGACGGCGAGGGCGGCGGACAGCCGATGCACGACTACAACGCGTGGATGAACGCGGCCTCTGTGCACGTGAAGGAGACCGCGAAGTGACGACCGTCGTGCAGGCCGGGGCACAGGCCCCGGCCGCCGGCCCGGAACCCATCACCGAGCCCGGCATCTACGAGATGGACAACGAGACGTACCACTCCCACCGGTACGCCCTCTCCTCCAGCGGCGCCCGCAGGCTGATCGAGGCGAGCCCCGCACACTTCCGGTACGAGCAGGACCACCCCCAGCCGCCGAAGCAGGTCTTCGACTTCGGCAACGCCGCCCACAAGCTCGTCCTCGGCACCGGCCCGGACCTCGTCCGCATCGACGCCGACGAGTGGCGCACCAAGGCCGTCAAGGAGGAGGTCGCCGCCGTCCGCGCCGAGGGCGGCGTCCCCCTCCGGCCGGCCGAGTGGGAGCAGGTCCACGAGATGGCGGACGTCCTCCGCGCTCACCCCGTGGCCTCCCTGCTGTTCGACCCGGAGCACGGCACCGCCGAGCAGTCCCTGTTTTGGCGGGACGCACCGACCGGCGTCATGCGCCGGGCCCGGCTCGACTGGCTGCCGAACCCCCGCGCCGGGCGGCTGATCATCCCCGACTACAAGACGTGCCGGTCGGCGCACCCCGACGCCCTCCAACGGGCCATCGAGGACTACGGCTACCACCAGCAGGACGACACCTACCGGTCCGCCTGCCACGCCCTCGGCATCGCCGACGACGACGCCGCGTTCGTCTTCGTCTGCCAGGAGAAGACGGCCCCGTACGTGATCACCGTCATCGAGGTGAACGCGACCGCCCGGCGGATCGGCGCCGCCCGCAACCGCCGCGCCCTGGAGATCTTCGCGCACTGCACCGCCACCGGCTACTGGCCCGGCTACAGCGACGACGTCGTGCCCGTCGCCCTGCCCGGCTGGGCCGAGACCCGAGACTCCCTGGAGTACCTGTGAACTACCCCGCCACCACCGACCACCAGTTCGCCGCGCCGGCCGCGCCCGCCCCGGCGTTCGTCGGGCAGGGCACCGCCGTGGAGCAGTCCCGCGCGGTCGCTGAGGTCCAGGCCGCCGTGGTCGTGGCCCGCCAGTTCCCCCGGAACGAGGCCATCGCCGTCCAGAAGATGCGGACCGGGTTCGCTCAGCACAGCCTCGCCGTCCGCTCGTTCTTCCGGTTCCGGCGCGGCTCCTCGCAGGTGTCCGGCGAGACCATCCAGTTCGCCAAGGAGCTGGCCCGCTGCTGGACGAACATCCACTACGGCGTCCACGAGCTGCGCCGCGACGACGCCGCCGGCGAGTCCGAGATGCAGGCGTGGGCGTGGGACCTGGAGACCAACGAGCGCGCCAGCACCACGTTCATCGTGCCGCACTCGCGGTGGGCCAGCGGCTCCGCGACGCGGCTGGAGGACCCGCGGGACGTCTACGAGAACAACAGCAACAACGGTGCCCGCCGCCTCCGGGAAATGATCTTCAGCGTGTTGCCGGACTGGTTCCGGGAGCAGGCGAAGGAGATCGCCACCAACACCGTGGAGCGCGGCCAGGGCGACAAGCCCCTGGCTCAGCGCATCGCCGACTGCATCGCCCACTTCGAGGGCCTCGGCGTCACCGTCGAGCAGCTCGAAGAGAACCGATCCGGCCGCCCCTCCGGGAAGTGGACCAACCTCGACCTCGGCCAGCTCTCCATCATCTCGGAGTCCATCCGCCGCGGCGAGGTCACGATCGAGGAAGAGTTCCCGCCGCAGCGGGTCACGGCCGCCGAGATCCTCCAGCAGCACACCGCGCAGGCAAGCCAGCCGCTGACCGGGGCCGAGCCGCAGGCGCCCGCCGAGGGCGCCGGGCAGTGGCCGGCCACGCGTCAGCCGGGGACGGAGGCGGTGTCATGACGCTCGCGTACGGCGCCCTCGCCCTCGCCATCGTCCTCGCGGTCACCGTCGGCGCGCTGTTGTCCCGCTGGTACGTCACACCGACCGCGAAGCGCCTCGCGGTCCCCCAGGTCAACGACTGGGGATGGTGCCCGGAGGAGCGCACGTACCGGCTGCACCGGTACGACCGGGACGACTCCCGTACCTGCTGGACGTGCGAGACGCGCACCCCGGGCGGTGCCCGATGACCGCCACCCGCGCGGACATCGTGGCCATGCTCCGCGACGGCCACAGCAACAGCCGCATCGCCCGCGAACTCCGCTGCGACAAGGGCCGCGTCCGCCGCATCCGTACCGAGCTGGACCTGCCCGCGTACGTCCCCACCGAGCAGACCCGCACCCTCGAAGAGAAGTGGGCCACCCACACCCGCCCGGTCGACGGCGGCCACCTGGAGTGGACCGGGGAACGGGCCACCGCGTCGGGCACCCCGACCTTCCGCTACAAGGAGCAGTCCCACAGCCCCGCCGCGGTCGCCTTCCGCATCCGGACGGGCCGGGAAGCCGTCGGGTACGTCATCGCCGACTGCGGCATGCAGCACTGCGTCGCGCCTGATCACGTGGACGACGAGGCCGGCCGCCAGGTCAAGCGGATGGAGAAGCGGCGTGAGCGGGGTCTCGACTCCCGGCCGGCCGTCTGTCCGCACGGTCATGACCAGGGTGCACACGGGCGTCTGGAGCCGGACGGCACGGCGTACTGCGAGGCGTGCAAGCGGGACCGGCAGGCCGTGCCGCCCGACGAGAAGGAGGCGCGGCGCCGGGGCCGCGCCGCCACCCGGCAGCGCATCGAAGTCCTGCTCCGCCAGGGCGTCGCCCACACGGAGATCGCCCGGCGGCTCGGCGTCAACCGCAAGACCGTACGCAAACTCCACGATGCGCTCGGCCTCCCGGCACGGCGCCGGGTCCGCAGGCCCTCGCACACCTCCCCGGAGGACGCGTTCCGCGCCCACACCCGGCTCAGCACCGGGGGCCACGTGCTGTGGACCGGGTACGCCGACGGTGCGCTGCCGATCGTGTGCCACGGCACCGTGAAAACCCCGGCGCCCCGGATCGCGTTCCGGCTGCACCACGGCCGTGACCCGGAGGGGCGTCTGACCCGGACCTGCGACATGCCGGGATGCGTCGCCGGGGCGCACTACGCGGACCGGCTGATCCGGGATGCCCACAAGCGGGCCGACAAGGCGTTCGCGGTGATCTTCGGACTGTCCGCGTGAACGGCCGCGCCCCGGCACCGTGCGACGTCCCCGACCCCGGCCACGACGGAGAGATCCACTTCTACGTCAACGGCTGGAAGTGCGACGCACACAGCCCGTGGGCCGTGCAGGGCCAGGACCGGCCCGAGCCCGGCCCCGGTCTGCCCGCCGGGGCGTGGTCGACGCCGAGCCCCCTCTCGGACTCCCGGGTCCACGACGACCGCGCGGTGGCCTCCGGGAAGCGCCGCGCCCCCTCCTTCTACGCCTACTGCGCCGCGCAGGCCGCGGTGAACCACGAGAACGGACAGAGCTGATGACCAAGCCCCGCCCGCACACGCCCCTGCGAGGGGTCCAGCGCGCCGAGATCGCGCGCAAGGCCGGACAGTTGTACGCCGAGGGCTGCACGATCCAGTCGACCGCCGACCAGATCGGCCGCTCGTACGGTGCCGCCCGCACGCTGATCCTGGAGGCCGGCGTCCAGCTGCGCCGCCCCGGCGGTGCCCGATGACCGCTCGCTACTTCCACGGCGGCTTCCCGGGCATGGAGCCCGGCGACCGCATCCTGCCCCCCGACGTCACCGGCACCGAGCGCCGGCTGTCCTCCTACGCCGCCGTCCTCGGCGGACCGGCCTACGCGGCCCGCACGGACGTCGTCTACCTGACGACTGACCGGCAGGTGGCGAAGGCGTACGCCGCGTTCTACCCCGACGGCGCGCTGTACGAGGTGTTGCCCGAGGACACGGTGGAAGCGGACCCGGACTGCCGCACGCCCGGCCTGTCGATCCAGTGCCCGGCCGCCTTGGTCGTCGCCGTGACGGACCCGGTCGTCCTGTTCCGCAGCCGGACCCCGGAGCGCTGGCTCCGCATGCTCGCAGGAACCGTCCCCGTCTGACCCCGCCGCCCGGGACGGCTCCGCAGCGGACCGTCCCGGGCCCCACGGCCCCCGCCCCACCGTGTGAGAGAAGACCGAGTTGAGCAGCGACGAGCAGGCCCCCGCCAGCGGCAGCGTCCCCCACGCCTTCGGGAACGCGCTCGCCTGGAAGTGGTCCCGCGAGATGCCCACCGCCCTGCGGCGCGGCTTCCTCACGCTGCTCTACGCCCTGCGCGCTATGGCCAACGCCTCTGGCGAACTCGCCTTCCACGGCGACCGGCAGCCCATCCGCATCCAGGACATCGCGAAGGCGGCCGGCGCAAGCGAGAAGGACGCCCGCCGCTACCTCGACGCCGCGATCCGGGCCGGGATCGTCATCGTCAAGGGCGAGCGCAAGCGCGGCCGGCCAACGCTGTACGTGATCGTCCCGACGCCGTTCCCGGACTGGACGGCTGCTGAGGAGCACCTGAAGGCGACCGCTCGGAAGCCGGGGAAGGCGCCCGCGCCGTGGGCCAAGGACACCGGAAGTTCGGGTGACCGCGACCCGAACCAGAACGGGTCACCGCGACCCGAACTTACCGCCGGTACGGATCAAGAAGTTCGGGTCACCGCGACCCGTTGGAGTTCGGGTGACCGCGACCCGAACGGTTCGGGTCACCGCGACCCGAACAACCCAGGGGTTACCCATGGGACTTCCCAAGACGGGGCCGAGGTCGGTTTCCAACCTCAGGTAGTTGGGCCCCCCGGTGATCAAGCCGAAGCCCACGAAGACCACCACGACACCGCCGCGAGCGACAACCCCGAGACCTGGCGCCGCTGCCGCGCCTGCAACCGGCCGATCCTCCCCGACCCCAAGCGCCCCGGCCGCACCGTGCACGCCCGCTGCGAACCCCACCTCGCCACCACCGACCACGGAAGGCACAGCGCATGACCACCGAACCCCGCCCGTACACCGACGACGACCTGCGGGCCGAAGCCGCCGTCTGCCTGCTCGCCCTCAGCACCACACCCAGCACGACCGACATCCGCCGATGGCTTCCCGGCGCCTACGTCGACTCGCACCGCCAGGACGACGACAGCAGCTACACCTGGGGTGACTTGCTCGGAGAAGACCGACTCGGCGAGGTGGCCGCCAAGATCCACGCGCTGATCGAGAACGCCGCTCACGTCACGCGGTGGGCCGTCGACCTCGGCGCCGACGGACTGGAGCCCTCGCCCCACACCCTCAACCTCGACGGCGACGGACACCCCCTAGTGCGCATCCACATGGCCTTCCACCCCGACATGGACGAACGCGCCCGCCAACGCTTCGGCCTCGCCCTCGCCCGCGTCATGGCCGACAACCTCTGACCCCCGCACCGCCGACCAACTGCCCCAACACCAACCCCTCGGGAGGCCGGGATGACCACCCTGCACCAGCTCACCGCCACGACCCCCGGCCTGCCCTGCCGCACCACGGACCCGGAGTTGTGGTTCAGCCGCAGCAGCAGCGAGCGCACTCTCGCCGTCGCTCTCTGCCGCGAGTGCCCGATCCAGACCGCGTGCGCGCAGTACGCCCTGGACCACCCGGAGTTGCGGGGGGTGTGGGGCGGGACGACGGCCGCGGACCGGCGCCAGTTCCGTACCGGTGAGCCGTGCCGCCTGGACGAGCAGGGCCGGCTGCGGCGGCTCTGCGGGAGCGAACGGGCGTACCGGGCGCACTTCAAGTACCGGGAGACGCCGGGCCCGGACTGCGTGGACGGGGACTGCGTGGCCGCGCACGAGGAGCACGTCACGGCGGAACGGCGGGCCCGGCTGGACCGGGAGCACGAGGCCGGCGGGAGCACGGTCGGGTTTTGGCTGCACCGTCGCCTCGGGGAGCCGCTGTGTGGTGGGTGCCGTGAGGCGTTCCGGGTGCGGCAGGAGATTTCGCGTCGTGCGCGGGCGCGGCGGGGGCTTCAGGGGGCGCGTGGGGCGTCTGCGGCCCCGGAGTCCGCCGAGGGTGTGAACGGCGCTCCTGCGGGCGTACAGGCGTTCCCCCTCGCCTCCTGATCCACCACCCACATCGAACGGAGATGACCATGACCATCCCGAGCCTCCACATCGGCCGCTCGTTCCCTGGCATGACCCCCGACATCGAAGCTGCGTGCCCCTGCCCGAAGGCGCTGTGCGGGCTTGTCATCCAGGACCAGGTGACCGAGGCATGCGGCCAGCATCACTGGTCCGCGGCGAAGACGATGCGGCAGACGCATCCTGCGGATCAGTGCCCTGGGGCGGTGGCGTCTGCCGGGCAGGCGCCCGCCACCGGCCAGGCTGCACTCCGCCAGCTGGCCGCCGACGCGCTGCGCCCGTGGCTCCTGGGCGCCGACGAGGCCGACGTGGAGTACGCCGCCGACGCGGTCCTGGACGCCGTGCTGCCCACGGCCGCCGACCAGACCGCCGTGCGCGCCGCCGCCCTCCGCGAGGGTGCCGAGGCCATCGCGACCCATCCCGGCCCGCACCGCGACGATCTCCAGCCCGACGCCCCTGGCTTCTGGTGGGACACCCGCGACCGGGACGCGGCGGCGGACCTGCTGCGTCGCATGGCCGACGAGGCGCAGCCCGCCCAGACCGAGACCGAGCACTGCGTCCACGACCGCCGCACCCACACCCGCCACCACCACCAGCCCATCCCCGGCTGCCCCTGGTGCACACCCAAGGAGCAGGCATGACCCCCATCCTCACCGCCCTCGCCGGCACCCTCCTCATCCTCGCCGTCCTCTTCGGCCTCCTCCTCCGCTGGATCACCCCACCGACCGCCTTCGCCCTCTGCGCCACCGCCGCCGCCCTCAACCTCGTACACGCCCTCGAACGCGGCGCCTGGATCTGGGCCGCCCTCGACCTCATCGCCGCCGTGGCCTTCACCTGGTGGGCCGCCCGGCCCGCACCGCCCAAGGCCCGCCGATGACCATCGCCCTTGCCGTCGCCCTCGCCACCGCCTGCTGCCTCCCCGCCGCCGTCACCGCCGGCGCCGACCACGACCCCCAGCACTGCACCCGGAAGGACCACCACGCATGAGCACGCCGATCCGTGACCGCTTCGCCCGTGAGTACGGCATCACCGGGGAGTACGACCTCGAGCAGCTCCAGGCCGTCCTTGACGAGCACGCCCACGCCCTCGCCGAGGAGATCCGCAACTCGGAGCAGCTGCGGGATGCCACCGACGACCACATGAGCGACTGCCTCATGGCCGCTGACCTGATCGACCCGGGGGCGCAGCGATGAGCCCCGTGAGCGCGGACGCGCGGGCCGTCGTCGCCGCCGTCGACAGGCTGACGACGCAGGTCCGACACATCGCCACCGCCCTGTCGGCACCCGTCGCCGCGCCGCAGCCCGCCACCGACGACGCCCCGACGACGGCCGACGACGGGCCACGCTGCGTCTGCGGCGACCCCATCGAACAGACCGGCGACCCGGCGTACTGGATTCACAGCCCCGGGTCGGACACGTCCTGCCTCGATGCCCGGCCGAACCTGACCGCCCGCACCATCGCGCACCATGTGCCCGCCGAGGCGTACACCACGTGGACCGAACAGGCCCCGGTCGCCGACGACGACCAGGCGCTGCGCTGGGCCCGCCGCGAGTCCCTCCTCGTCCTCCTCACCCGCCTCCAGCGCGGCCGGCGCCTCACCGAGGCCGAGGCCGGGACGCTGCGGCAGCACGTGGAGACGGAGATGCGGGAGGCCGACACCGCCCGCGCCGTCGCCGCTGGGAATCTGCGGCACGTCCAGCAGATCGTCCCCGAGATCGACCGGCTCGCTGCCGAGCTGGAGGACGCCGAGCGGCGCGCGGACGGCTTCCGTACCGAGCGTGACGAGGCGCAGGCCGCCATCAAGCAGGTGCAGCAGACGTGCCACGACCTGCCTTACGAGCACGCGCGACGCGTCCTCTCCGCCCTCGACGGCTCCGACCAGCCCACCACCAAGGCCCCCGAGCCCCTCTGCGTCACCCCGTGCAACCCGCCCCGCATGGCTATCCACTGCGGCGGCGAATGCCTCGCCATCGCCGACAGCAACCCCGACCGGGATCGCAGCGACCGCGTCGCCCTCGTCGGTGACACCCTCACGGTCTTCACCGGCACCCCCAACGGGGCCGCCCCCACCCTCCCCGCCGGGGCGCACTACCTCGCCGAGGTGTTCGTCCCGCGCGGAACCAGCGCCATCAGGGCGGCCAACATCACCAGTTCGGGCCTGCTGTTCCACCGGCCCACCACCAAGGAGTAACCATGCCCGACCCCCTCGCCCCCGTCGCCCTCCGTGTCGAAGTCGAGATCAACGGCCAGACGTACGGCCAACAGTGGGCCGTGCCTCGCCGCGAATGGGAGGCCATCCAGCAGGACGAGAAGCTGCGCGCCACGTACGAGAACATGCTCCGGGCGCACCTCGGCGCAGCGGTCATGGAGCAGCTCCAGCCGCCCGTCACCGTTCACATGCCGACCGAGCTGGACGAGGCCGTGATGCAGCGCACCGTCGCCGACCTGGAGCAGCAGGGCGGCGACTGACCGGGAACTACCGGCCAGCCCCACACGTCCACCACCACACCACCACGCACCACCAGACCGGAGGAACCATGGCCGACGAGGAAGTCACCAGGAAGGAAATCGCCCAAGAGATCGGCCGGGCGATGATCGAGCAGGCGAAGAACCTCGCCAACTACGGGGACAGCAAGGTCGCCGCCGCAGGGCTGAAGGACCTGGCCGAGGCGCTTGCGTGGCTGAACCACCCGAACCAGCCGCACTGACGACGCAGGCCAGACGCCCCGTCACCCCGTCCGACGACGGCCGGAGACGGGGCGTCGACGCGTCACGACGACGCCCGATTCTTCCCCGCCGCGATCTGGCCGGCCGTCTCCCCCGTCACACCCATCCGCGCCCCGATCTCCCGGAACGTGTGCCCCTGACCCTTCGCCGTGCGCACCGCCTGCTGCCGCACATCCGCGACCATCCGGTGCAGCCCCGGCCACTCCCGCAGCACCTCAGCACAGGCCGCCGCCCGGTCCAGCGCATCCGGGATCGCCTCCAGCGCCCGCAGCGCCTCACGCACCCGCTCGACCTCACCAGCCACCCACGCCACCTCCCGACCGGAGAGTAGGGCTGCACACAGCGCCACCCAAGGGGTACTCTCTGGACCCAAGGGGAACCCCTTGGACGTCATGACGGGCCGACGACGCCCGACGACGCCCCACAACAGAACGAGCCCCGGCCGGGCTTCCACACACCGACCGAGGCTCTGACCACCGGAGAGTGACCTCCATGGCTGACCCGCAGCCTACGCACCCCCCACGCCCCCCGGCTACATCCGGGCTCGGCCTCGCCGTCGGCGCCGCCGCGATCATCTGCCTCATCACCGGTATCGCCTTCTGGCTCTCGTACCACCACCTGCACGACGTCGCCGCCCGCAACGGCCTCGGCATCGACCCCGCCCGCGCCTGGGCCTGGCCCGCCGTCCTCGACCTCTTCTACCTCGCCGGCGAACTCCTCATCCTGCGCGCCTCCTACCTGCGCACCGTCGACCCCTGGGCCATCGCCCTCACCGCCGTCGGCGCCCTCGGCTCCATCGGCCTCAACGTGGCCGGCGTCGGCCCCGGCGCGGGACAGCTGGAGTACGTCGTCGCTGCGGTCCCGCCGGTCGCCGCGCTGCTGGCGTTCGGTGCGCTCATGCGCCAGCTCCACGTGTGGTTCGCCCGGCGCCCGGCGGCCGAGCCCGCCCCGGTGCCGGCACCTGCGGTGACCGTGGAGCGCACCGAGACCGCCACCGTCCCGCCGATGCCCGAGCAGGCCCCCGCCGTCCCCCCGGCCCCGGAGCAGCGGCCCGAGCTGGCGCCCGCCACCGAACAGCGACCGGAGCGACCGGCCATCCGGTACAGCGACCCCCGGTGCGCCATCCTCCGCCCGCTCTACGACAGCGGCTACCGGCCGACCACCGGAGAGATGCGCGCCGCCCTGGAGGCCGCAGGCATCACCCCGCCCGGCGCCTCGACGCTGCGCGGCGTCCTCCGCGGCGAGATCGAGCGACACGAGCCCGCGCTCGCCGCGCTGCCCGCCCGGCCCTCGCCGCTCCACCAGGCCGGGTGAGCCCCGGTGCTGCTCGCCGTCTTCTTCGTGCTCGCAGCCGCCGCCGGACTCCTCGGCCTCGCCCTCATCGACTGGCGCACCGTCCCGCTCGTCAGCGGCACCTGCGCGTTCATCCTCACCCTCGCCGCGCTCGGCGTGGCCATCGTCCGCTGAAGGACCCCCTGATGTCTGACCCGATCGTCCCCTCCCGGATCATCCCGGCCGGCGCCCCGCTCCCTGCCCGGCCGCCCCAGCCCGGCGAGGTGCCGCCGTGGCGCACCCCGCCCCCGCCGCCGGCCGCGCCGCCGTGGCCCGGTTTCCCGCCGCCCCCGCCGCCCGGCCCCATCGAGGTCCACGTCACCCTCCTCCCGCTGCCCCTACCGGAGCCCGAGCCCGAGCCGCGCTGGTGGGAAAGGGTGTGGGACTACGTCACGGACCGGCTGATCACCTGGCGCATGACCATCGCCCTCGCCCTCTCCGTCACCCCCTGGGTCGCCGGGCAGAGCCCCGTCGGCCTCTGGTCCCGGACCGTCCACGCCGCCCGCGACGAGGCATCCATCGGCGGCGCCTACGTCCTCGCCGGCGTCGCCGTCGCCGCCGCCTGGGCCCTCGACCGGCACACCGGCCGCACTGTCCCTCGCGCCCTCCTCGTCACCGCCAGCCTCGGCGCCACCGGCGTCGTGCACTGGTGGGACCCGATCCTCGCGCTCACCGGAGTCTCCCGATGACCGGCACCACCGTCCTCACCCTCGGCGGCCTCCTCGCCGCCCTCCTCGTCCTGATCGCCAACTTGCACCCCTGGTGGACCGGCAGCCGCGAGATGAAGCAGTTGGCCGCGTTCGGCAAGGGATTCTCGGCCGCCGCGTGCGCCGCGGCCTGCCCCGGCGGACTCCTCGGCTGGGCCCACTCCCGCGCGGGCACCGTCGCCAACGGCGCCGGGGAACGCGTGGGCGCCGCGGCCACCGGCACCTCCTCCGGCGCCGGCGTGACCAGCGGCCAGCTCGTCGGTCTCGGTACCACCGGGGCCCTCGTCGCCGTCGCCGTCGTCTTCCTCGTCGGCCTCGCCTACAAGGCCGCCGGGAAGAAGGACAAGAAGAGGATCATCGGCGGCGCGTTCGTCGGCTCCGTCCTCCTGCTCACCGCGGGCGTGGCCGGCGCCCTGTCCTGGCTGCCCGACGCGCTCAACGTCGGCGGCGAGGCCCTCGTGGACGCGGTCGAGGGGGCGGGCATCCTGTGACCCGGCTCGCCCGCCCCGCCGACCGGATCGCCACCGGCACCGCGCGCGTTGCCCGCCGGCTCGCCGCGCGAGCCGCCGCCTGGTGCGCGCGCGGTCGCCGCGGCGACCTCACCGGCTGGCGTGCCGTCCTCGGCATCGTCGCCCGGATCGCGCTGCTCGGCCTCGGCCTGTACCTCCTGGTCCGCCTGGTGCGCGCCCTGCCCGCCTTGATGTGGCCGCTCGCCGCCGGGTGGCTCGCCGCCGCCTGGCGGGCCGGGAGGGCACCCGCCGAGGCCGTGGAGGAGCCGGAAGGGGAGGCCCCCGCGGCCGACCCTCGGGAGGCCGTCCGCGCTCTGCTGCTGGAGGTGATGGGGGACGCCCCCGCCGTACACCTCCGCACGGTCCTGGAGCACCTCCGGGAGAGAGGGCAGTGGGAGGGCCGGAAGGTCTCCGATCTGCGCGCCCGCCTGGAGCGCCTGGAGGTGCCCGTCCACCGCGGCGTGAAGGTGGGCGGCGTGCCCACCTGGGGGGTCCGCCGGCGGGACCTCGAAGCCCCTTCCCCGGCTGCCGTCCAGGAGACGCCCGTAGCCCCGTCTACCGCCGCCTGACCTGCACGTCTACCGGCGTATCTACCGCCGTCTACCGCCGGATCTACCGGCCCATCTACCCCGGGGCGGCCGGGTCGCCTGGCAGCAGTCGGCCGCCCCGGTCCCATCCCGATCACGAGACAGGAGCGCCATCATGGCACTCGGCTGGAAGAAGACCCCCGACGAGACTCACCCCGCCGTGAAGCGGGCGACCAAGACGACGTACCAGCCCTCGCGCGGTGGCTACTTCCCCGCGCCGAAGAAGCCGGTCCCCGGCACCCCGAAGAAGTAGCCCCCGCCCACAGTCGGCACCACTGCGAGAGGATGCCCCCATGGCAGGAGGACCCGAGCGCACTGCCGTCCTGATAGTCGACAGCTACACCACGACGTGCAGCCGATGCCGTCAGGGCGCCTTCATCAGGGACACTCACCACACCCGGATCGCGTCCGGGTGGGATACTCCGGACCCACGCGACCGGTCACGTGACCGGCCGTGCGGCGCCCGCTTCGTCGCCATCTCCACCGTGCGCCTGGAGTACACAGTGGATGATCTGCGTCGACTGCGGTCCGACCTCCCCGCCTATGAGGCTGGTGCGGCGCCGCGCGGCCTCACGTCCTGACCACCGCTGTCAGACCCTCGCCGTACAGTCGGAGGCGTCACCACACGCGTCTGCATGGCTGCGACGTGCCGGGCCCCGCCGGAAATCCCCCGTACCGGCGGGGCCCTCTGCTGTCCGCCGTGGCACCATGCCCCTCACAGACCGCACACAGTCCTGGGGGGACCATGCGCACCCGCGCCACCATCACGACCGCCGCCCTGCTCCTCGCCGCGCTCACCGCTTGCTCGTCGGGCGACGACGGCAGCACCGACGCCGCACCGCCGGCCGCGAGCAGCAGCGCCTCCACGCCGGCCGCCGCCGAGAGCAGCGCGCCGCCGGCCGACGACGCCGAGCTGACGAAGGCCGTGGAGGACTACACCGCCGCGTACTTCGCGGGGGAGGCGAGCACCGCGTACGGGATGCTGTCCGAGCGCTGCCAGAAGAAGGCCAACGAGTTGGTGTTCGGGGCGACCGTGGACCAGGCCGCGAAGGAGTACGGGCCGGACCACGCGGCGACGGACGTGCAGGCGGAAGTGTCGGGGGACATGGCCCGGGTCAGCTACCGGGTGGAGGGTCTGCCGAAGTTCGACCAGGACGCGCAGCCGTGGACGCTGGAGGGCGGCGCCTGGAAGTACGACGCCTGCTGACACGGGGGCCCGATCTGCGGGAGAATGAGCCATGAGCTACCGCCCCTACCCCGACCCTGAGCGGGCGCGCCGCCAGCTCGACCGCCACCAGCGCCCCGCCGTGCCGCTGACCGAGTTGCAGCGTCAGATGGCGACGTCGGCCCGCATGGTGGTGGAGCACGCCGAGCGCCAGATGCGTCCGTTCGGTGAGGCGATGCGTCAGTGGGCTGCTGCCGCCGCCGTCACCGTTCAGCGCGAGACGTCACTCACCTCAGGGAAGATGCTCAAGGAGCGCGCCGCCGCTACCTGACCCGCACCACCGAACGCCCCGTCGACCTGCGTCGGCGGGGCGTCGTCGTACCCGCGAATTGCAGCCCCCAAGATCCTGGCCCGCCGATTTTCCGTACCTTCCTGACCAGGGAGGTGACATGGCCCGGCGGCAGCCACACCACGATCTCGGCCTCGTGCGACAGCACGAGGTCGTACGCCTGCGCACCCAAGAACGGATGCAGTTCCGGCAGATCGCCGAGCACCTCGGCTGCGACGTCAAGAACGTCTACGAGGCGTGGAAGCGCGGCGTCGGCGATCTCGCCGAGCAGGCCGCCAAGGCGCACGGCGAGTACCTCGGCGAGCAGCTCGCCAACCTCAGCATCGCCATCGACTCCCTCATGCCCAAGGTCATCAAGGGCGACGTCCGCGCTGTAGAGGGCCTCGTCCGCCTCTTCGACCACCAGGCCAAGCTCCTCGGCCTGTACGCCCCCGTGAAGGCCAGCGTCACCGTCACCGACGAGATGACCGCCCGCGTCAAGCAGCTCGCCGACGAGATCGCCGCCCTGGACGGGGCGTGACCATGACCATCACCGACCTCGACGCGCGCCTCGCCGGGCTCTCCCTGGCCGAGCTGGAACTGCTGGAGCAGGAGCTGGCGGCGAAGCTGTGGCAGAAGCGCTGGCAGAAGTGGACGCCGTACCCGTGGCAGGTCCCCCCGGACGAGATTGAGACGCTCGGCTGGTGGCTCCAGCTCGGCGGGCGCGGCACCGGCAAGACCGACGGCTGCGCCCGCTACATGGTCGCCCACGTCAACGGCCCGCCCTGCGACCCGCGCTTGAGGGGCGGTCACAGGATGGCCATCGTTGCGCCCACGCAAGGTGACGCCGTGGAAGCCTGCGTCAACGGCCCCTCCGGGCTGCGCGCGCACGACCCGCGCGTCGTGCTGCGCACCACGGCCGGCGGCACCTTCGCGCGCTGGCCGTCCGGCGCCGAAGCCAAGCTCTTCGGCGCGCACACCCCCGACGACGTGGAACGCCTCCGCGCCGGCGGCAACAGGTGCTTGGTCTGGATGGAGGAGGTCGCCGCGCAGCGCCGCCTCGGCGAGGCCATCACCCACAGCGAGATGGGCCTCCGTATCGGGCCGAACCCGCACTACATCGCGTCGACCACCCCCAAACCGCGCACCGAACTGATCGCCCTCACCAAGCGGGAGGACGTCACGGTCACCCGCGGCCGGACCCGGGACGCGATCCACCTGCCGCAGGCCCAGCGCGACCACCTCATGCGGAAGTACGCCGGCACCCGGATCGCCGCGCAGGAGCTGGACGGCGTCCTGCTGGAGGACATCGAGGGCGCCCTGTGGTCCCGGACCGGCCTCGACCGGGCCCGGGTCGGCGCCGCGCCGCCGATGGCCCGCATCGTCGTCGCCCTCGACCCGGCCGCCACCTCCCACGACGAGTCCGATGAGATGGGCATCATCGTGGCCGGCCTCGGCCAGCAGTACATCCCCGACCGCAACGGCTTCCAGCGGCAGCACGGGTACGCGCTGGACGACCTGTCCGGGCGGATGCCGCCGGTGGAGGCCGCGCGCCGGGCGATCCGCGCGTACCACGAGCACCGGGCCGACGCGATCGTGGCCGAGGTCAACAACGGCGGCGAGTGGATCGGCACCGTCGTACGGCAGATCGACCCAACCGTGCACTACCGCACGGTCACCGCGAGCCGGGGCAAGGTCACCCGGGCCGAGCCGGTGGCCGCGCTCACCGAACAGGGCTCAGCGCACATCGTCGGCTCGCTGCCCGACCTGGAGGAGCAGCTCGTCACCTGGGTCCCCGGCGACGCCAGCCCGGACCGGCTCGACGCCTACGTGTGGGCCCTCACAGACCTCATGCTCGCCCCCGCGGGCAACCTCGCCGCGGTCGCCTAGGAGGACGACGTTGAGTAGCTACAGGAACCGGGCGATCAGCCGGGCCGCCGAGAAGCGGGCGGCCGGCCTGGACGTGCTCCGGGACCGGATGCCCGTCACGGTGGCCAGCATCGGCGGGCAGCAGTCCCTCACGCTCGCCCTGGACGCTGAGGCCCGCGGCTACGCCAACTCGGCGGTGGCGTACCGGTGCGTCGCTGCGATCGCCGACAACGGCGCCTCCGTCCCCCTCGTTGTCCGTCGGCCGGACGGCGAGGTCATCGACGGGCACCCCGTCGCCCACCTGTTCAACAAGCGACCGAACCCCCTGATGAGCGCCCGCGCTTTCAAGTCGCTGCTGCTCCAGCAGATGGAGCTGGCCGGCCAGTCGTTCGTGTGGCTGGACCGCGGGGAGACCGGACTGGGGCCGGTCAGCGAGATGCATCTCGTCTTCGACCAGGTCGACGTCATCGTGGACAAGCCGCTCGCCCAGCGGCCGACGACGGCGGACGTGATCGGGTTCATCATCCGCCGAGCGGACGGCACGCAGGTCCCGGTGCTGCCCGAGGAGATGCTGTGGCTGCGATATCCGCACCCGTTCGACCCGCTCGGCTGCCTCGCTCCATGGAAAGCTGCCCGGCACGCGGTCGACATGGACGCCTTCGCCCGGGAGTGGCAGCGCTCCTCCTACGCGAATGGCGCTCGGCCGACCGGCGTCGTCTACCTCGGCGACATGAACGAGACCGAGTTCAACCAGGTCAAGGCCGCGTGGCGAGCATCGATGCAGGGCCCGGAGAACGCGGGCAAGAACCTGCTGGTGCGGTCCCAGCCGGGCAGCAGCGGTGCGAAGGGCATCGGGTACGAGCGACTGACGTTCACCCCAGAGGAGATGGCCTACCTGGAGTCCAGGATGGCCAACGGGGCCGAGGTCATGATGGCGTTCGGCGTGCCGCACGACTACCTCGCCGCGGGCACGACGTACGAGAACCGTACGGCGGCGCGGTACACCCTGTGGTCGGACACGATCACGGGGAAGCTGGAGGTCATCGGCTCAGAGATCGACCTTCGGATGCTGCCGCTGGACAGCGAGGAGGCGCAGTTCGATCTGTCCACGGTGGCCGCGCTCCAGGAGGCGCAGGACTCCGTGGCCAACCGCACCCGGGCCAGCGTCTACTCCGACACCCTCACGATCGATGAGGCGCGCGCCGAGCTGGGGTACGACCCCCTGCCGGGCGGGATCGGGCAGAACACGCTCACCCCGTACCGCGCGCAGTGGGCCCCGGTGCAGGGGACGCCGGCCGGGGACGAGGCCCGATCGTGGGACGTGGACTGGTCGCGTCTGGCCCCGTCGTCGCCGGATGTCGGGGCCGTCGTGGAGCGGGCAGTCGAGTCCGTGCTCGCCCGGCTGCTCGGCGGCCCGTCGCCGCAGGTCGACGCCCGTCCGACACCCCGTCTGGCCCGCGCCGACGACGCCCCGTCGTCCCCGTCGCTGGCCGAGATCAACGAGGCGTACGACGAGCTGGAGCGGGCCGGGCGCCGCGCGGTGCAGTCCCTCGCCCGCGAGCAGAAGGAACGCGTCCTGCGCGACTTCGACCGGCTGATGAAGAAGCCCGAGCGGTCCGCGTCGTGGCTCACGGAGGTGCGCACCGAGGCGTGCGCCCTCGCCCGGGAGCAGCAGCTCGTCCTCGCCCCGCCGGACCCGGAGGAGGTGCCGGCCGCGCGGCTCACCGACATGGACGTGGCGTCCGGCCCGGAGGGATGGGAAGAGCGGATCAAGTTGCGGGACTTCTTCGACGGCCGGTACTGGCGGCGGCGCACGGGCCAGGTGCTGCGGCCGTTCGTTGAGCGGGCGTGGCGTCGGGGCGGGACCAGCATCAGCGGTTCGTTCGACCTGGACGAGCCGGACGTCGCCGCCGCGCTGGACGCGCGGGTTGAGGAGTTGGCCGGGCAGGTGACGGCGACGACGGAGCAGGTGCTCCGCTCGCAGGTGCTCGCGCACGGGGTGGCCGAGGGCGAGAGCGTGCCCGAGTTGCGCGCCCGTATCCAGCGGGTGTTCGCCAGCCTCAGCGACTACCGGGCGACGATGATCGCGCGGACGGAGACGGTCGGCGGGTACAACGCCGCGAGCTTCCTGGCCGCGCTGGACGCCGGGGCCACGACGAAGCGGTGGCTCGCGACGGCTGACCAGCGGACCCGGGAGACGCACCGGCAGGAGAACGGGCGCACGGCCGCGATGAACAAGCGCTTCACCCTGACCAAGAGCCGGTGGCCTGCGGATCCGACCGCCCCGGCTGCGCAGTCGATCAACTGTCGCTGCGCGCTCACCTTCGAGTTCGAGGAGTCCTGACCATGCAGAAGCCCACCGTGGGCCGGATCGTCCACTACGTCAGCCGCGGATCAGCCGACGGGAGGTACGTCCCGCAGTGCCGCGCCGCCATCGTGACGGAGGTGGACGCGGACGATCGGTTCGTTGGACTGGCCGTGTTCAACCCGACCGGCCTCTTCTTCCGCCCGCTGTCCGAGGGCGGCTGTCAGCACATCGAGCAGAAGTTCGGCGTGGTCGACGGCGGTACGTGGCACTGGCCTGAGCGCGAGGAGTCCTGACCGTGGCGACGCTGCTGCGCGGGGAGATCCCTGCCATCCTCCAGGCCGCCGGGCTCGCCCAGTACCAGGGCGCCTACCGGCCGCAGGGCGTACCGCTGCACGAGGTCCGGCGCGGCCCGTACGACGGGCAGAGCGGCGCCGTCATGCCCGACACCACCGGCGACCTCCCGCGCACCCTCGCCTTCCCGGCCCGGGACCCGCGCGTCGTCTACGAGTACGACGGCAAGGACGCCAAGGGCCGCGCCGTGTACCGGTACGCGCCCGCCCTGAGCCCAGCGCACCGGCCGCTGATGGACGCGGTCGCCGAGCAGTACCGCGAGCACGCCGCCCAGCAGGCGGCGAAGCGGGCGCAGCCGTGAGGCGCCTACTCGCGGCCATCGCTGGCCGGTGCGAGACGCACGACCGCGCCGCGTACGTCACCACGGTCCGGCTGGAGCGGGAACTGGGCATGCCCGAGTCGCCGCCGCCCGCCAGCTTCACCGACCAGCACATGGACCCGAACCTGATCGACTGCGGCAACCGGCGTTGCCGGACAAGGAGGAACCAGCGATGACGACGGAGATCGAGTTCCGCGCGCTTGACGAGATCGAGTGGCGCGTAGGCGACGGCGACGACGGCACGTTCGAGGGCCGCGCCTGCCAGTACGGCGTGGTCGACAGCTACGGCACCACCTTCCACCAGCGCACCTTCCGCAAGGGCCTGCGCGGCTCCTACGCACTGCTGTTCATGCACAGCCCGATGCAGCCCGTCGGCACGTTCACTGCCGAGGAGCGCGACGACGGCCTGTACATCTCGGGCCGGTACGACGACACGGCCGCCGGGCGGGACGCCCGCACCATGGCCCGGTCCGGGTCAGCGTCCGAGCTGTCCGTTGGGTTCGTCCGCACCGACCTGCCCGACTGGAAGAAGCTGTACGAGATGGACGAGGACGCCCGCAACGAGCTGCTCGCCAACATCAAGTCGGCCCGGCTGGTGGAGGTCTCGCAGATCACCGCGCGAATGGCCGCCGTCCCCGGCTCCAAGCTCAAGACGGTCAGGACCGCGCTCGGGGACCTGTACGCCGAGGTCGACGCCCCGGCCATCGCCGACCGCATCCGCGAGGAGCAGGAGCGGCGCGCGGCCGGCACCGCCCGCGACGCCGAGATGCGGGAGCGCCGCCGCCGGGCCGCGCTGCTGCGGCTGACCACGGTGGGCGGTGCGTGATGGGCCGGTTCCGCAGCCGCGCGCAGTGGCGTTGGGCGTTTGCCACGCGGCAGCCGTTCGCCCGCCGGTGGGCGCACCGCACCCGCTCGTTCCGGGCGCTGCCCCGCCGAGCCCGGGGCGCCCGCCGACGACGCAGGTAGACGCCCGTCGCCGGGCGAATTGCAGCCCCCACCCACACGACACCCCGAGATCGTTCTACCCTCCCCTCATCCGGGCCGCTCGCACCGGACGTAAAAGCCGCGAGCATGCCGGGCGCGTTCCACCGGCCGTGAAAGACGGACGCAGCACCCCATGACGCATGGGCGGCTGCACGCCGTCCACGGACCGAGAGGACCCTCGTGAGCAACTTCGCGAAGATCCGCCCCATCGGTCGTCGCAAGGACGGCCGACCGATCTACCCCATCCGAGGTGGCGCCCCGACCCTGCTGGAGCAGCGCGACGAGGTCGCCCGGCTCCTCGCGGACGAGAGCTACGACGGCGACATCAACGAGCTGCTCGCCCGCGCCGACGAGATCACCGCGCAGATCGAGCAGGCCAACCAGCGCGACGCCCGCAGGCGCGCGCTCCAAGCCGCGACGCTCCCCGCCGGGGACCCGCAGCCGCAGCCCGGCGGCGGCCAGCGCCGCGAGGAGCCGGGCATGCAGCCCGACGACCGCGGCAATCCGCACCCGCTCTCCGTCGCCGAGGCGTTCGTCCGCTCCCGCGCGCTGGAGACGTTCCGCGCTGGCGGGATGCGCGGCAAGTTCGGCCTCGACTTCTCCGGGCCGATCGAGACCCGCGACGCCCCGGCCGGCACCACCACGACGCAGACGTACCCGCTCCAGAACACCAGGGTGCCGGGCGTCATCCCGGAGAACCCCGACTACCCGCTGATGGTGGCGGATCTCCTGGATCAGCAGACCAGCGACGGCACCACCCTGGAGTACCTCCGGGACGTCTCCGGGCCGGTGGCCGGCACCGGCACCTGGAACAAGGCGGCGGTCGTCGCCGAGGGCGCGGTCAAGCCGATGTCCGGGCCGTTCGAGTTCGAGCTGGTGGCCACCACCCTGAAGACGGTCGCTCACTGGACGCCCATCACCCGGCAGGCCGCCGACGACAACGGCCAGCTCATGGGCTACATCAACGGCAGGTTGACGTACGGCCTCCTGTACAAGCGGGACCGGGAGATCCTCACCGGCAACGGCACCACGCAGATGCAGGGCATCCTCACGACGCCCGGCATCGGCACCTACCAGCCCGGCGTGGGCAACACGGATGCCAAGCTGATCACGGTCCGCAAGGCGCGGACGCAGGCCGAGCTGGCGCTGTACCCGCCGGACGCTGTGATCATGAACCCGCTCGACTGGCAGGACATCGAGCTGGACACCGACGCGAACGGGCAGTTCCGCGTCATCACCTCCGTGACCGAGCCGGGCGCCGCGATGCGGCTGTGGGGCCTGCGCGTCGTCACCACCGTGGCGATGGCCGCCGGTACTGCGCTGCTCGGCGGGTTCCGCGCGGGCGCCACCCTGTGGACCCGCCAGGGCGTCACGATCCTGATGACCGACTCCCATGCGGACTTCTTCATCGCGAACACCCTCGTGATCCTTGCCGAGATGCGCGCGAACGTCGCCGTTCACACGCCCGCGGCCTTCGTCCGCGTGACCTTCGCCGCCGCGACCTGACCCCCCTCGGGCGCGACCGCCTTCCCCCGGCCGCGCCCGCCCCGCCGTTCCCTCCACACCGTGAGGAGCCCCCGATGGCCACACGCAGGACCCCCGACGAGACCTCGGCCGCCGCCCCGGCGCCGGCCACCCCCGAGCAGCCCGCCCCCGCCACCGTCCGGACCCGCGAGTACGCGGCCGGCACCGGCTGGGAAGTCGGCCAGACCGCGCCCGCCGACGCCTACCGCGCGCTCTCGGACCAGGGCACCGGCCAGGTGACCGGGCCCGTCCTCGACCACCACCCGGGCGGTTACGCCCGGCTGATCGTCCAGAAGGGCGCCGTCGTCACCGAGGGCGTGCGCAGGGAGCTGGACGCCGCCGAGACCGAGGCTTCGGCCACCGAGAGCGAGCAGGGCTGACCTGTGGCGTACTGCTCCGAGGAACTTGCGCGCGACAAGGGAGTGACCGGCGACAGCGCCGAGGTCGCTGCCTGGATCGCCGCCGCCCGGGAGCGGATCGACGCCTACACGCAGCAGGTCTTCGAACCAACTGACCTGGTGGTGGTGAGTGACGTTGGCGCGGGGGGACTGGTCATCCTCCCGCGCCGCGTCCGCACGGTCACCGCGGTCATGCCGGTGCTTGAGCCGGACGACGGCACGTCGCTCCCGGCCGCCTCGTACCGGGTCACGTCCTCAGCGGTCCTCGGGCAGGTCGACGCCGTGCACCTCGCGTGGGGCGGCTACGACGATCTCGTGGCCGGAGCCGAGTCGTACTCGGGCGGCTGGCTCAGTCTGTGGGAGCGGTGGGGTGCCGAGCAGGTCAAGGTGATCGGGAGCTTCGGCTACGACGAGGTGCCGCCGCTGGTCGGGCAGGCGTGCGCGCTGCTCGCCGCTCACCTCCAGGCCGCAGCGTCCCCGACCGACGAGGACGCCCCGGACGGCGGGCTTCAGGTGGACGACGAGGGCAACAACGTGGCCATCGAGGACTCCGACGACGGGGCGTCGTCGGGCGTCGTCGGCCCGACCGCGTCGACAGGATCGACGCAGGTCGACGCCCTGTTGGTGGGCTACCTGAACCGTGGCGCGACTCTGATCGGGGGCGTGTGATGGCGCGCTTCCGGTCGACGGGCCGTCTGCGGCTCGGCACCTCCGTGTCGACGCAGATCAACACCCGTCAGTACGAGCGCGGGCTGCGCCGCTGGTTCGGCGGCATGTCCGACGACGTGAAGCGCGCCGTGGAGGCCACGCGGATCGATGTGCAGAACGAGGCCCGTCGGCGGGTGCCGGTGAAGACCGGGCGACTCCGCTCCTCGATCGTCTCGCGGGCCGAGGGGTCTGGTCGGTCGGTCGGGTACGTCATCGGAACCAACGTGGTGTACGCCGCCGCGATCGAGTACGGGCTGGACGAGTTCGACATCTTCCCGAAGAAAAAGAAGGCGCTGTACTGGCCCGGCGCCGCGCACCCGGTGGCGAAGGTCCACCACCCCGGCATCAAGGCCCAGCCGTACCTACGCCCCGCGATCGAGATGACCGAGATCTTCTGGCGGGCGCACGCTTCGCAGATCGGGAGGCGCTGATGGCCGCGAGCACCTCGGGCGCCATCAAGGCCCGGCTGGAGGGGCTCCAGTTCGGCGTGCCGGTCTTCCGTGACGGCCCCCGCAAAGGCCAGGACCCGCCGTTCATCGTCGTGCAGGAGGGCATGCCCGCCGGGCTCGACGCCTCCGGGAACGGGGACTTCGGCGACCCGGCCGCCAGCATCACGATCGTGGAAACCGTCGTGGTCGACCTTGTGCAGTACGCCCGCGCCAAGGTCAACGCCCAGCTCACGCGTACCACCGAGCGGTACGGGCTGGCCGAGGCCATCGCGCACGCCCTCCACGGCTGCCAGCTCCTCACCCACCCCGCACCCGTGCACGCCGTCCGTGTCCAGGACATCGACCGCATCCCCATCGAGGACAACCGAGTCCGCCACAGCATCACGGTGCAGGTGCACCGCGAACTGCTGCGCGAGGAAGTGAAGCCCCAGTGACCAACATCATGTTCACGCTGATGCCCCGCGAGGACGTCATCAGCTACCTCAACGGCTCGTGGCCGGCCAAGGCGGGCGCCACGATCGAGCGCGTGGCCTTCCTGTCCGAGACGGCGGCCGGCGGGGTATCGGTGCAGTCCGGGTCCGAGCCCGGCATCACCTGGTGGGTGGTGGACGGGGTGATCATCCCGCAGGACGCCGGGCCGCTGCCCGAGCTGGAGGGCGACGAGCTGATCACGCTGCCGCCCGAGGAGCCCTCAACGCCGCCGGTCGGCACCTACCCCCCGGACAACCCCCCGTTCCCCCCGTTCCCGTAGGGCCGGACCCCGGCACCCGCACCAGGAAGGACGACCATGGCCATCTCCCGAGTGAGCAAGCTGTACGCCGTGGAGGACGCGAAGATCTTCCCGCTGCTCTCCGACCCGGAGGGCGGCGCCCCGTCGTACGGCGCGGGCATCGACGTGCCCGGCATCAAGTCCATGGAGATCTCCGGTGACGTGGAGGTCAAGGAGCTGCGCGGCGACAACGGGCTGCTGGACTCCGACGCCGCGATCTCCAACATCAGCGTGAGCTACCCGCACGCCAAGCTGTCGCTGGACGTGCTGGTCGCGCTGCTTGACTCCACGGTCACCGACTCCGGTACCACCCCGTCGCAGAAGTCCATCTGGAAGCTGAAGCAAGGGGCCAAGCCCCTGCCGTACAAGCTGGTCGGCAAGACCCCCACGTCCGGCGGCGACATCATCGGCGGTGACGTCCACTTCTCCCTGCTCAAGTGCGTGATGAGCAGCTTCCCCGGCCTCGGCCTCGCGGAAGAGGACTACCGCACGATCGACAACGAGGCGCGCTGCCTGCCGCTGATCAGCAACGGCGAGTGGATCGACATCACGATCAACGAGACCGCGACCGCGATCCCGACCGCCGCGACTCCGTGACCCCGGGCGGGCGCGTCTCCTCGCTCAGCGCGCCCGCCCGGTCCCCTCATCCGCAGGCCGAACCCCGGCACTCACGTAGGGACACACCAGCATGACCGCAGGAATGGACCTGCTCGGCGGCGGCGGCACCATCACGCTGTCCGACGGCACAGAGATCACCCTCCGCTACCCGCTCCGCTCCCTGGCCCTCCTTGAGGCCCGGTACGGCTCCGTCACCGCAGCGCAGACGGCCATCGACGCGACCGGCGGAGGCGCCGCCTTCGGGCCCCTGATCCAGCTCATCGGCGCCGGATGCCTCGGACCAGGTGGCTTCGAGCCGCACTTCCGTGAGCACCAGGACGCGAAGGGCGAGCGTCGCATCTCCGGTGACATCACCTTCCGCCGGCGCCTCGACGGCATGGACCTCGCCGACCTGCTGCTGCCCAGCCAACTCTCCGAGTACATCGACACCTTCAACGCCGCCTTGCAGAGGGCACTGGCGGGCCAGGGAAACGACGGGGCCCCGGGCGAGACCGGGGCCGGACCGCAGACGGTGGAGACGATTTCCCCTGGTCTCAGCTCTACTACCTCGCCGTCGGTGTCCTCCACATTCCTCCCGGCACCTTCTGGGACATGACGCTCGGCCAGCTCCTGACGCTGGCCGACGAGCACCAGGCCGCCCACCAGACCGGCGGCCGGCGCTCCACCGAACCGGAAGACGGCGCGTCCCTGCTGGGGCTCGCCACGATGCGCCGCGCATGAGGAGGTGACCCGTGGCCGAGGACATCAACCTGCCTGACCTGATCAGCCATCTCAACGTCGACCTCAGCGGCCTGTCGGGCACGGTCGCCGATGCCGCACGGCAGGGCTCCAGCGTCGGCGCGGCCCTCGGCGGTGGCATCCAGCGGGAACTGCGGGACCTTGTCTCACACCTGCCCGACATCCCGATCGACGCGAACAGCAACGACGTGGACCGGGATCTCGCGCGCCTGCGCGGCGAACTGGAACAGCTCTCCAACCAGCGCATCGGCATCGACATCCCGGTGGACGAGGCGATCCGCCGGATCAACGAGCTGACGCCGCACCTTCAGCGGCTGTCGGACGAGCACCCGCGGATCGACGTGCAGGCCGCCACGCGGCAAGCGGCCCGGCAACTGGACGAACTGCTCGCAGCCGCCCGCCGCGTGGACGACACGGACGTGACGGTCGACGTGCACGTGGACGAGGAGCGACCGACCCGGCTCCTCGGCATCCTCGGCCGCATCCCGGCGGTGGCCGGGTCGGCGGCCGGGGCACTCGCCGGGGTCGGGTCGGCGGCCACCGCTGTCGGCGCGGCCGTCCCCGCACTGTCGGCGCTGATGACGACGCTGGTCAACGTCGTCCCAGCGGCCGGCGTCGCGGTCACCGGGCTGGCCGCAGTGAAGCTGGCGCAGGGCACCGTCAAGCTGGCGGCGGTCGGGATGGAGGACGCGCTGTCCGCCGCCCTCGACCCGAGCAAGGCCGAGGAGTACAGCGAGGCGCTGAAGAAGTTGGCGCCGGCCGCGCGGGAGGTCGCCGAGCAGGTCCGCAGCATGGCGCCCGACCTGCGGGACCTCCAACAGGACGTGCAGCAGGAGGTGTTCCGGGGGCTCGCCGAGAACCTGGAGCGTACCGGCAAGTCGGTCCTCCCGGTCCTGCGGACGAACTTGCTGTCCACGGCGACCGCGCTGGGGGACATGGCGGCCGGCGTGATGGGCGCGGCCCGGGACCTCGCGGACAGCGGCACCCTGGGCAAGGCGCTGAAGTCGGCCAGCACCGGCCTGCGCAACCTGTCCGGGACGCCCGGCATCGTGGTGACCGCGCTCGGGCAGATCGCTGCGGCGGCCGGCCCTTCCTTCGAGCGGCTCACCAGTGCGGCGGCGGGGGCAGCGGCCGGCATCGGGGAGCGGCTGGGCCGGGCTTTCGAGTCGGGCGCCATGCAGGACGCGATCGAGCACGCGATCAGCCTGCTCGGCGACATGGCGGACGTGGCCGGGAACGTCGGCGTGATCCTGGGGCAGGTGCTCGGTGCGGCCCCGCCGGGCGGCGGGATGATCGGCGCGCTCCAGGAGATCACGGCGTCGCTGGCCGAGGTCACCGCCAGCGCGGAGGTGCAGGACGCGCTGTCCGCTCTCTTCGAGACGATCGGCGTGCTCGGGAAGACGGCGGCGCCCCTGCTCGCGCAGGCCCTCGCCGCGATCGGCCCGGTGCTCACCGCGCTCGGCGGCCCCGCGCAGACCCTGATCCGGGCCCTCGGCGACGGCCTGTCGCCGATCATCGTCGGACTCGGGCCGGTCCTGGAGGCGGCGGCCGTAGCGGTCGGTGCGCTGGTGGAGGCCCTGTCTCCGCTGCTGCCGGTCGTCGGCGAGCTGGCGGCGGCCCTGCTGCCTGCGCTGACGCCGATCCTGGACGCCTGCACGAGCGTTTTCCAGGCGCTGGCCCCGGTGGTCGAGCAGACCGCGACGGTCCTCCAGGACGCGCTGACGCCGATCCTCGCGCAGCTGCCCGGAATCATCGAGCCCCTCGCGGCGATGCTCGCCGAAAGATTGATCTTCTTCCTCCAGCTCTTTGGGGACATTCTGGTCGAACTCAGCCCATCTCTGGTCCAGTTGGGCGCAAGTGCTGGCGAGCTGATGGTGGCGCTCGCCCCGCTCGTAGAGGTCGTCGCGGTGCTGGCGACGAAGCTGCTCACCGGCCTGATGCCGGTGATCACTCCCCTGATCGGACTGCTCGGCGACCTCGCCGCGACTTTCGCGGATGTTCTGTCCGGCACCATCACGAACGTCGTCGTGCCCGCTGTCCGCTTCCTGACGGCGCTGCTGTCCGGGGACTTCTCCGGGGCGTGGCAGATGGTGCGGGATGCGGTCTCGGCCGCTGCTCGGTTCGTGGGGCAGAAGGTCGGCGAGCTGGCCGCGACGGTGGCCTCTGGTGTGACGGCCGCGATCACCGTGCTGCGGGGGATGCCGTCACGGGCCGCGTCTGCGCTGGCGTCGCTCGCGTCGAGTCTGGCGGGGCAGGCGGCGCGGGCGGGGGCGTCGCTCGTGGCCACGGTCCGGAGCAAGATCGATGAGGCCGTGGCGTGGGTGAGGGCACTGCCGTCCCGGGCGGCCTCCGCGCTGAGCGGCCTCGGTGGCGTCCTCGTCGGCGCAGGCGCGTCGCTGATCTCCGGGTTCATCTCGGGTATCCGCAGCATGATCCCGAGCGTGCAGGACGTCCTCGGCGGCCTGACGAACAGTCTCCCGGACTGGAAGGGCCCGGCCAGCAAGGACGCCAAGATCCTCACCCCGGCGGGCAGGCTGCTGATCCAGGGGTTCATCAAGGGCATCGACGCCGAGACGACCGCCAAGCTCCGATCGCGGCTGGAGTCGATCACCAAGGCGCTGCCGGACAACGTGAAGAAGGGCATCGGCAAGAGCCTCGCCGCGTCGACCCGGCAGCTGGAGCGGCTGGTGGCCGCCCGGGACGCCGCGATCACGCGGCTGGCTGCGGCTGAGAAGAGGCTCGCTGATCTCCAGAAGGCCCGCAGCAAGGCCGCGAGCGACATCACCGATGGCATCCTCAGCAGCGCGAACATCACGACCGGCCACGCCGACGTGAACTCGGTGAGCGCGATCACGGTCGGTCTCCAGCAGTCCCTCAAGGCCGCGCAGGAGTTCCAGAAGAACATCGAGAAGCTGCGGAAAGCCGGAATCCGGTCGGACCTGCTCCAGCAGATTGCGGACGCCGGGGTGGATGCGGGCGGCGCGACGGCCGCCGCGCTGGCGAAGGCGACCCCGGCCGAACTGAAGAAGATCAACGACCTTCAGGCGCAGCTCGCCAAGAGCGCGGCGGCGACTGGCAACACGGTGGGCGACGCCCTCTACGGCGCGGGCATCCGCGCGGCCGAGGGCCTGGTGGCCGGGCTGAAGTCGCAGGAAAAGGCCATCGAAGCGCAGATGCGGCGCATCGCCGAGAACATGCTGAAGACGGTGAAGAAGACCCACAAGACCCGGTCGCCCAGCCGGGCGTTCCACGCCCTCGGCGAGATGGACATGCGTGGTCTGGCCGGCGGCGTGCTGGCCGGCGCGGGCCGGGCGGTCAGCGCGGTGCGGACGGTGGCCGCGGACATGCTCGGCGCCACGTCGGGCCTGGGCGACGCGCTCACCGCGGCGGTACCGACCGGCGGCCAGCTCGCCGCGGTGTACGCCGGCGCCGCGGGCGGCAGCAGCGACACCTACAACATCACCCTGAACGGGACTCGGGCCACACCGGCTGAGCTGGTGAACGAGCTGTCGTGGCTTGGCCGCGTGGGGAGGCGGTGACGGTGGCACAGCAGCGCCTCGGCCGAGTCCAGTGGGGCGACTTGACGTTCGGGCCCGGCACGCCGTACATGGTCACCGCCCTGTCCGGGATGGACGACCTGCCCGAGGTCCGCGCGGACGACGTGCAGCGGCCGACCCAGCACGGCGACTACACCGGCCCCGACTACACCACGGCCCGGACCGTGCAGATGTCCCTCGGGCTGCGCGGCCAAGACCCCGACGACCTCCGGGCGCTGAGCCTCGCCCTGCGGGCGGCGACGCAGCCGCAGCGGCAACCGGCGCCGCTCCAGTTCCTCGACCAGGACGTCTTGGTGTGGGCGAAGGTGAGGCGTCGCAGCATCCCGTACGACGCCGAGTACCTGTGGCGTCTCGGCGACGCCGCGCTGGAGTTCTACTGCGCCGACCCGTACCTGTACTCGCTGGAGGAGAAGACCGCGAGCACGACGGCGTACTCCCCGTCGGCCGGCCGGGTGTACCCCCTCATCTTCCCGCGGTCGTACGGCAGCGCGGGGCAGTCCGGCCGGGTGATGCCCGTCAACGAGGGTGCGTCGCCGGCGTATCCGGTGCTGCGGCTGGACGGGCCGGTCGCCAATCCGGCGATTGAGCAGGTCAACACGGGGGCGACCCTCACGCTGGACGCGACGCTTCAGGCCGGGGAGTACCTGCTGATCGACACCCGGTCGCGGGCGGTGCTGCTCATGGGTACGAGCCCGCGCCGGTCGTGGGTGCGGGCGGGCTCGGGCTGGCCCCTGCTGCTGCCCGGCTCCAACGAGATCGCCTACCGGGGCAGCGCGTTGCCGGGCGCCCCGGGTCAAACGTCCCTGCTCACTGTCACCTGGCGCGACGCGAGCCTGTAGGAAGGAGGCCACCCCGTGGCTGTGATCAATCCCCCGGCGTGGATGCAGGCCGGTAGCTATCCGGCCCGCAATGACCGGCTGGCGCTGAGCGGGCTCATGTCATACCCCGGCTTCAGCGTGGACGAGGCCACGCCGATGCGCATCCGGCAGGGCGTCAAGCCGTCGTACCAGAACTACCAGTTGAAGGTGCGCGCGGCGCCCACCCCGAACATGACCGTGATCGTCAGCGGCGGGTTCTGCTTCATCGACCAGCACGACGTCGGCGGTGTCGGCACCTACATCTGCGCCAACGACGGCGACGTGGTGGTGACCGTGCCTCCCGCCGGGGGGACCGGGCAGTACCGCAAGGACACGGTCGTGGCCAGCGTCTATGACGCGGAGTACGCGGGCGCGGTGTCCGAGTGGCGGCTGGAGGTGATCCAGGGCCCGTACGCCGCGACGGCCGCGCAGACGACGCGGGGCACGCTGCCGCCGAACGCTCAGATCTTGGCGGACATCGCGATCGGCCCGAATCAGACGAGCATCACCACGGCGAGCATCAGCGACGTGCGGCAGTTCACCGTCCCTGCGGGCGGCATCGTGCCGGTGCCGACGAACGCGGCGCCCACCCGGCTGCACCCCGGTCAGGTGATCTACCTGACCGACGTGAACAGGTTCTTCTACGGCACCCAGTCGGGCGGGACCGGGGAGCTTCAGACGGCGCCGGGCGCGTGGACGGCGTGGACTCCGACGTGGGGGACGACGACGGGGACGAACATCCCGAGCTACGGCAACGCGACGGTGGACTGCCGGTACACGAAGATCGGCCGCACGGTCCTCTTCTACATGAAGATCACCTTCGGCAGCACGACCAACTTCGGCAGCGGCGCGGGTACGGAGAACTGGACCTGGACGCTTCCGCCGGGCCTCCCGCTGGCGGTCAGCGAGGCCCCCGTGGGCGCGGTCGCCCTGGAGCCGGGCAGCACCGTGCGCGCCTCCATGGGCATGGCGCAGGGCTGGGCCAACGACAACAGCAAGATCTACTTCAACATCACCGGGCCCATGGTCAACGGCGGGTCAACGTCTGGCGGCATCGTGGACGCCACCAGCCCCTTCACCTGGGCGTCCGGCTACAAGTTCCACCTCATCGGCCAGTACGAGACGACGTCATGACCGTGGACATGGGCGCCGTCACGGCGCTGCTCGCCGCCGAGGAGACGCCGGAGCACACGTACACGTACCTGTTCTGCGACCTGCGCACGGACACGCTCCTCGCCGAACTGCCGCTCGCGTCGGTGTCGTACACGTACGAGCTGAACGGGATCGGCACGCTCAGGGCGACGATCCCGTACAACGACGAGACGCTGCCGCTCGACCCGGAGACCGCGAGCGTCCCGGGCCGGACCGCCGTGTACGTGGACCGTGATGGGGTGCTGGTGTGGGGCGGGATCGTCTGGACCCGAGACCGTACGACCGGTGGGAAGACGATCCAGGCCGCCGAGTTCCTCTCGTACTTCCAGCACCGGTACGTGAAGAAGACCCTCAGCACGGACACGTCACTGCTGACCAACCCGGCCTACGTGGACCAGGGCGGACAGCGTCTCTACTCCGACCAGAAGTACATCGTGTGGTCGCTGCTGCGGTACGCGCAGGACCAGGCCGGCGGATCGATCGGCCTCAACCTGGACCTGCTGACGTCGCCCGCGCACGGCATCACCCGCATGGCCACCTACTACGGCTACGAGCGGCCCGAGATCTACAAGGCCATCGCCGAGCTGGCGGCGGCTGATGACGGGTTCGACTTCGGCGTGGAACTGGGCTGGACCTCCTCGGCGAACAACGTGGCGCCGCAGCGGTACCGGCGGGTGAGGGCCTGGTACCCGCGGCGCGGCCGGACCGCAGCCGAGAGCGGTCTCGTCTTCTCGACGGGCGGCGGCCACGGCAGCATCCTCAGCTACGACTGGCCCGAGGCCGGCACGACGGTGACGACGGAGATGTCCGGTCTCGGCGGCGGTACGGGCGAGGCCCGCATCGTGAAGACGGCGACGGCCACGGACATGATCGGGGCGGGGTGGCCGCTGCTGGAGAGCGTGGAGACCTGGGACGGCCTTCTTGATGAGGCGCAGGTGCAGAGCCTGACGAACGCGGAGCTGTCGGCCCGGTCGCAGGCCAACACCGCGCCTACGTTCGAGGTCTCGGCCGACACCGACCCGCAGTTCGGCTCGTACCAGGTGGGCGACGAGGCCCTGTTCGTCATCGACCCGGAGCCGCTCATGCCCACCGGCCGGGAGGGTGTGCTGCGGATCGTCTCGATGGAGAACACATCGGCGTCCGGGCCCGAGCGGGTCCGCCTGACCTGCGCGGCGGTGTGACATGCCCAAGGTGCAGAAGCAGACGAACTTCCTCCAGGAGCTGGCGGAGCTGCGGGAGCAGGTGGCCGCGCTCCAGCGCGCCGGCCGCGAGGTGGACGAGGTGCCGTTCTACCCGACCGTGTACTGGGGCCTGGTCTGGGAGGACAACACGGTTTTCACGACGTACTGGGAGACCATCCTGACGCCGCGCGCGGCCCGCCTTGACCTCGGCCTGGTGGGGATCGGGGATCAGGTGGGCGGGGTGTCGTCGGGCGGGGAGTGGCAGGTGCTCCTGGACGGCGTGGTGTCCGCCACCGGCAACGTCCCGGCGTCCTTCACCTACGTGTTCCCCGCGCTGTCCTTCGACCTGGCCCCGTACCGGACCGCGTCGTCGCTGAAGGTCCAGATCCAGGCGCGCCGTACGGCGGGCGCCACGACCGGCGGGCAGCAGGGCGGCGGCGGCTCCATCGGCCTGTCCCCCCGGTACGCCCGGCTCCTCTGAAAGGACAATCCCTATGGCAACCCCGCTCACCCCGGAGCAGTGGCTGAAGGCCCTGCGCGCCGAGGGCGTCACCGTCCAGGAGTACCCGGGCTGGCGCACCCGCGAGCGCGATGACGAGACCGGCCTCAGCTTCGGCCCCGTCCGCATGTTCCTCAACCACCACACCGCCGGCCGCAACAGCCGGGACATCGTGGCGAAGAACGGCGTGCCCGGTCTCCCGGGGCCGCTCGCACACGTCTACCTCGCCAAGAACGGCACGGCCACGATGTGCAGCGCGGGCCGGGCGAACCACGCGGGGAAGATGGCGGTCAACGCCTACGCCTCGTTCCGGGACGAGAAGAGCACGCACCCGGCGCCGTCCGCCAGCTCGGGCACGATCGACGGCAACGACGTGGCGTACGGCCTGGAGGCTGAGAACCTCGGCGACAACGTGGACGTGTACCCCCGCGAGCAGTACGACGCCTGGGTGCGGATCAACGCCGCCGTCTGCCGTCATCATGGCTGGTCGGCCGAGTCGGTGGGCTGCCACAAGGAGACGTCCGTCGAAGGCAAGATCGACCCGCGCGGCCCCGTCGAAGGCTATGGCTCCCGAGGCCGATTCGCCTTCACCCCTGCGCAGTTCCGCGCCGACGTCGCCGAGCGGCTGCGACACCCCGCCTCGTGGAGCCCTGGCGGCAGCACCTCAACCCCGAAACCCACGGAGGACAGCGTGGCACTCAGCACCGACGACGTCCGCAAGATCTGGCTCACCGATGGCGTGGTCCAGAACCCCAACCCCGAGACCGCCGACGACAACCCGTTCATCGCGCCGGCCACGGGCCTCAAGAACACCGAGATCGTGGCGCGCCGTCTGGAGCGCAAGGTCGACGCGCTCACCGTTCTCGTCAACCGGCTCCTCGCCGCCCACACCCAGGAGAAGTGATCATGACTATCTACGACTGGCTCGCCTCCCTCTGGCGCACGCTCGTGCCTTACGCCGTCGGCTTCGCCGGCGTGCAGCTGGCTCGGCTCGGCATCACCCTGGACGACGCCACCCTGACGGCCGCGCTCACCGGCGCGTTCGGCACGGTGTACTACGCGCTGTTCCGGCTGCTGGAGCAGAAGGCCGGCCGAGCTTGGGGATGGTTCCTCGGGTTGGCTCGGCCGCCGCACTACCCGGACAAGCACGGCGGAATCGCCATCACGGGATCACTGGGAAGCGTCTGATGCGCGCGGCGGTCCGGCGGCTGCGTCGCGTGCTGGGCCGCCGCGGCATTGCCCTGCTGCTGCTCGGCACGGGCAAGATCTGCTACGGGCTGGGGTTCATCCTCACGTCAGACCCCAGGCCGCCCGGTCTCCAGACGCTCACCGAGCGGGCGGACATCCGGTGCTGGGCCAGCATCTGGGTGCTGTGCGGCGCGATCACATTCGGCGCGGCGTGGCTGCGCATCGGCCGGGACCGGTGGGGGTTCATCGCCGCCATGGTCCCGCCGTTCGTCTGGGGCAGCGCCTACCTGTGGGGGGCCGTGACGGGGGAGTCCGTCCGGGGGCTGGCCACGTTCGGCTGGTACGCGACCAGCCACATAGGGATGATCTTGTGGGCGTCCGCTGTACCTGAGTACGCCGTGCCCCACCCTGCACGTAGGGAGAGACCGTGACCGGAGGCTGGGGGGTCGCCGCAGGGGTCATCGGGTCGCTGCTCGGCGCGGTGGCGCTGCTGGGCAGCGGGCTGTTCGCCGCTCGGGCCACGCGCACGGCGGCGCGCACGACGGCGGAGGCGCAGCGGGCGGCGGCCGAAGCCGCGGCCGAGCCGAATCAGCGGGCGGAGGACCGGGCCGCGTTCGAGGCGATCAAGACGGAGCTGCGGCAGGAGCTGACGGCCGCGCGGGACGAGGTGCGGTCGCTGCGGTCCCTGGTCCGGTCCCTCGCCCTGTACGTGGACGATCTGACGGGGGTGATGCGGAGGCATCGGATCGATCCGCCGCCTCCGCCACCGCGGGTGGAGGAGTACAACCGAACTGGAGTGTGAGCTACGTGGGTGTCCGGTCGGTGACGAACGATCCGAACCCGGGCACCGTGTACGTCAGCCCGTCCTCTCTGAGCTGGCGCAACGCCTTCTGTGCAGTCGGCGTGCTGATCCCCAGTTCCGCAGAGAGCGCCACCGCCGAAGGCACCCGGCTGCCGGGCGGGTACACGCCGGCGCGGATGCGGTCAACGAGGATCGCGTGCGCCTGCTGCCACCGGGGGATCGGTGATGTGGGGTCGATCATGCAGGTCACGCTAGGTACGCGGATCACTCTCCGCGAGCGGTCAATACACTGCATGTAGTGCATGTAGGGGATGTAAGGGGTACGGTGCAATTGCGAGAAACCCCCGCGCCGCGCGAACGGCCGGGGGCATGGCCGACTGGATGGAGTCGACGTGTCAGAGCCTACGCACGAGCAGCCCACCACCGACAGCCCGCCCGCCGACCCGGTTCGCTTCTGCGGCTGGTGCCGCCGCTACCGGACCGGCACCGCCCTGATCTCGATGCAGGACAGCGCCACGATCCCGAGCGCGCCGACCCTGTACGCCTGCGGGCCGTGCCGGGAGACGCGCGGCCTCGTGCCGCTCGCCGACCGGGAGCCGCAGCCGTGAGCCCCGCCGAGCGCGCCTTCCTCGCCCTCGCGGAGCACTGCACCGCGTGCCCGGTGTGCTCGCCCGCCGACCGGCGCCCGGCCTCGGAGCGGGACCGGTGCGAGACCGCCGAGGACCTGGCGCGGGCCCACGGCCGACTGCGCCGGGAGGAGTACCGCCGTGCTGTGTGACCGCTGCGGCAAGCTGATCGAGGGCGAGCCCGAGAGGATCGCGCCGGACTCCGCGACCGGGGCAGCCCCCGACGTAGTGATCCATCCGTGGGACTGCACCGGGCCGCCTCCTGTGCTCCTGCCGTCCGGGCCGTACTACGACTGATCTCCCGCCAGCGCCGTGCGCCGATGCGGCGCCGGCGGGACGACGGCCGCCCCTGCCCCCCGTCGGGGGCGGCCGTCACCGCACGAGGTCCGCGAGGGGCACGTCGAGCGCGTCGGCCAGGAGCAGCAGATCCTCCAGATCCGGGATGCGCTGCGCGTACTCCCATCGGTGGACGGTGCGCCGGTCACGGCCGATGCGCTCGCCGAGCTGCTCTTGAGTCAGGTTCGCGTGGAGGCGTGCCGCGCGGAGACGCTCCCCGATCTGCCGGCGTCGGGCTGGCACCCAGTCGGGCGGGGGATCGAGTGGCAC